GAAGAGAAGAGAGTGCGTATCAAAGCCATCCGTGAGGCACAAGCCAGAAAGAAACAGATCATCGACACTGCCATCATCATTGGCGGGATCGTTGCCTCAGTGGTTGTTATAGTTACCTTTTTATGGGCAATTGGTAAGTTTAAGGGAGGTGCATGATGTGGATGCTATTCGTGATCGTATTAGAGGCTGATCGTTATTTCGTATCGCCACAAGGCCCCTTCCCGACGATGGAGGTTTGTTTTGAGGCGCGTGAAGTTATTATGAATACCGCGCCACAGCCTAAGATAAACTATGAAGCGGTCTGCATTCAGACCGACTACAACATCGGAGGTGCATGATGCTTGGAACCATCGGCAAAATTCTAGGATCAGATAAGGTCATCAAGGCAGGTCTCGATCTCATCGACGACATGCACACCTCAAGCGAGGAAGAGATCGCCGCAAAATCTAAGGCGAAGATTGACCTCATGAACGCATACGCGCCGTTCAAGATTGCACAGCGCTGGTTGGCGTTAATGTTCGGCCTGACATTCCTTGGCAGCTATGCCTTGGTGCTGGGCATGACTATCTCAGGTCAGGGCGATCCAAACGCAGTCACGCAGGTGATGGAGCAGTTCAGCATCAATTACGCGATGCTGATCATTCTTGGGTTCTACTTTGGCGGCGGTGCTGTCGAGGGTCTGATGGAGAGAAGAAAGAAATGAGTTGGGATTCACCGTACTTCACGAAGGATGAAATGCGATGTCAGTGTGGTTGCCACCGGGATGGAATGTCGGACACGTTCATGAAGAAACTGACGGCGCTGAGAGCGGAGTGGGACAAGCCGATGGTAGTCAACAGTGCATACCGCTGCACTCAGCATCCCATAGAGGCACGCAAGGCCAAGCCCGGCGCTCACGCCACCGGTCGCGCAGTAGACATTGCCGTACAAGGTGAGGAGGCGTTTCACTTATTGCACTTGGCGCTCAATCACGGCTTCACCGGCATCGGTGTGCAGCAAAAAGGCGGTGGCAGGTTCTTGCACATCGACGACCTGACCGCCGAGGATGGTATGCCTCGACCGCGAACTTGGAGTTATTGAGTCTGGGTCGATGGATTATAAGGACTTACCATCGACTCACACCGAAGCCATCAGGCGCGGCGAAGCCTACTACTTCACCGGCAAGCCTTGCAAACACGGCCATATCTCACCTCGATTCGCATCCGGTCGCAAGTGCAAAGAGTGTGCATACATCCGCAACCGAAAGCGCACCACCGAGCAGGACTACTGGCAGGACTACGGTGACGACGACTACAAAAAACGCAAGCGTGAGTACGCCAAGAAGCACTACCTGACCTATGCACACAAGAAGGCGTTTGCAAAGCGAAGACGCCTGGTCAAGCTGGCGAGGGTGGCGACACGGGAAGGCTCAGAAAAGATCCGGCGCATGACCCTAGAGTCGCAGATCAGGACACTCGACACCGGCATCAAATACGAGGTCGATCACATCATCCCCATCGTGCATGAAAAAGTGTGCGGCCTGCATGTACCGGCCAACGTGCAAATCCTGACCAAGAAACAGAATCGAGCCAAGGCATCGCGCTTTGATCAAGACAAACAATCCAAGATCCAGATGCAGTTACTCAAAAAAAAGCCCTCCGAAGAGGGCTGAGTGTCTGTTAGCTCAAACAGACAGAGGGAATCAAGTTCGATGAACTCCCTTGCAATTTACATACCAACTATTGAATTTGCAAGGTTTTCAATCGGATTGTGCGAGCTTCTTTGGCGGGTGTCACCTTCTCAGGTTGCGCCTTGTAGTGACGCGTAGGCCACTTCACTGTGTGCTCTCCGGCAACCGCCATCTCACTGTCTTGCATTTCTTGCATGATCTTGGTTTGCAGTGCGTCGATCTGAACTTGGAGTTCTTTCGCGTCCTGGCGGAGTCGCACCAGTCGTTCCACATCATCAGAGAGACTGTGGAGTTCACGTACCTCAGTATCTCCGCCTTCGTACCTTTGGGTGCAGTCATCAATGTTTACCGGTGTATAGAATGATTCAGACGCCACTCTATCAGCAAAGTCCTTACAAAGGTCTAACAGGATCTTTTGCATCTCAGGGTCGCGCCGATAAATCTTGATGTGGCGCTCTTTCTGCGCATGCCAAGTCGCCAGTATCCCATACTCGGCATTGACAGCATGCATCTGTAACTGTAACTGAATCGGCCCGCGATACAGTGGCACATCACCGCGCCGGTAGTCCGAGGTGGACTTGGCCTCTATCGGGATCGGGCCTGACAGCTCGATGGACGCATCGCCTCCATCAATCTCAACCAAGTCACTAGCGAAGACTGTTGTGCTGTGAGGAACGGTTGTGAGGCCGTCCAGAGAACATTGGTAAAACAGGTCGGATCTATCAATGACTGGCGGAGAAAGAAGTGGTGTGGGCAGACGCAACTCCTCAGCGGCATTGAGAACAATGGCATCCTCAATCCAGTTGCCGATAAGGGCAGGGTCGCCGAGGTCTCGCACTTCTGGCGGTTCGCCATGCTTGGCTGCGATTGACTTTCTAAGCTCGTCATTGGGTGTGCTCCATGGGTGACCATCCTTGTATCCCCATAGATACAAAGTTGGGATACGCGAGCCGGACATTATCCGGTCATCTGAAAGTTTACCGACCATCGAGAGATTCCTTTTGTCTAATTACTTGACACCAAGAATATGGGTGGTTAAGTTAGTTGTCAACAGGAGGAGGCAATGACCATTGAAGAAACAATCAAACACTTCGGAAGCGTTACCGCCCTGGCGAACGCCATCGGGGTTACAAGGCAAACAATCTACTTGTGGCAAAAGAAGGGAGCTATCCCATTCGCCAGGCAAGCACAGATCGAACTCGAAACCAACGGGAAACTAAAAGCGAGATAACAATGGACGCAGACACCAAAAAGTTAATCGAACTACATAAGTCTGGCATGGCAATCCAAGACATTGCCGATGAGTTTGGCGTGGCACTGGTCACGATTAAGCGCAGGATCTCAAAGGTGCGCAAAGAGCATCACCTACCTTGGCGATCTAAGTCAAAGCAGAAGACGCGGATGGATCGAGTCGAGCATGACATTGACGCAACTGCATGGAACGTGCGTCTTGGCAATCAATACATTCAACAGGAGTGGCGCTCATGCTGAAGCGGTGCAGAAAGGCATACATCGCTTTTGTCTCATGGTTGGCGCATCAACTGATCGCCAGAGGCTATCAGCTAGAGGATCACGCGATGATGATGGAGGTCGGCGATGACAGTCGTGGTTGGTGAGTTCAAGCAAGAGAAGTACAGCGAGATCGCACTTGAGGTACGCCAAGTCATTATGGATAAGGCGCAAGACAATCACCTGACGCTGGTCGAAGCGATTGGCATCCTAGAGGTGGTCAAGGTTGAGCTTTACAAGGAACAAGTCGAAGCCGCGTTGGAGGACGAATGATTGGTTTAATAAATGCGGGATTTACGGATCTCAACTCCGTATATCCGACTTTATATAAACCGAACCGAGCGGGACCATATGCGTCGCAGTGCTGTTGAATATCAAGAAATAAACCCGAACGGGAGGAGAGCAACACATGAGTGGTGATCACACGATGGATAATTTAATCATGGCAGAACAGATGATTAACAAATGCAAAATAACTGAAAGGGACAAGTATGTTGTTTGCGCTCGTTATTTCCACGGTAAATTATTAAAAGAGCTGGCTGATGAGCTTGGTGTGTCGCAGGGTCGAGTAAGACAACTCGAACAAAAAGCGTTAAGAAGCATGCGAAGAATTGCTAAACGAGATTATTGGGATTCAATGCAATGAGCGGTGACCACAATAAAAATTTGTTGGATATAGAGACCATCGAATCAGACGGCTCAACTGCGATCTATTACGAGCTGCCACTGGGTGCATTAGAGCTGCAAGACTTGATCAGCCACAAGGACATGAACGCGCAGATTGGCGAGATTTTTCGCGCCTGTTATCGCTACGGCGAAGTGGCGCACAGCGAGATGCTCAGGGACGCCAAG